AACTCGTCGCACCAGGCCATCACGCGCGCGTCCATGCCGTTGAGCGGGTGCCGCCATAATTCGTCCACAAAGCGCTGAGTTGGCGCGTGCCGGCAGGTCACCGTCAGCCCGCCGCCCACTGTGTACTGCGTGGTCAATTCCACCAGCCGGCGCGCCAGCGGATTAACCCGCCAGGCTTCCAGCGCCTGTTCCAGCGTCAGGCTGCGCTCGCCGTACGAGCGCTCGCTCAGGCTTTCACCCGCGCCCTGCGCGCCCAGCGTGAACGCGGCCTCGCTCTCCGCGCTCAGCCAGGCGTGCGTTTCGCGGCGGGCCAGTTCGGCCGCCTCGCGCCGGATCGTCCCGGCCAGCGCGCGCCGCAGCAGCGGCGTCCAAAAAGCAGTCTTCATCGTCCTTGCTCCCTCCTTAAAATCCGCGGTCCAAATCCCGCAGCGGATCCGGCGCGGGCACCACCAGCGTCTCGCCGCCGGCTGTCCAATCCAGCCCGTCCAGGCGCGTGCATAGCGCCGCCGAAATCAGCAGGTCGTCGTGCACCAGTTCGCCGCTGGCCGGGTCGCGCGTGCCGTCCGGCACGCCCCAGCGCATACGCTTTTCCGGGCCGGGCAAAATCTCAAACTGGCAGAAAGCCAATTGCTGGCGGAAGACCGCCGCCAGTCCCGCCGCGCCGGAGGTATCTTCACGCGCCTCCTTCCAGCGCCCGCCGTCCGCCACCGCCAGAAAATCCCAGCCCAACTGGCTTTTGCTGGCGCTGTTGAACAGGAATGGAATCACCTTGCCGGGCAAGGCTCGCTCCAGAAAGGCCGCCAGCCCGGCCCCTACGCCGGTGGCATCCGCCACCAGGTAACGCGCGCGCCAGTGTTCGGCCAAAGCACGCAGTTCGGCGTACAGCAGGGTATGGCGCACCCCCACCCACTGCCGGCGCTGCACGCAGCGGTAGGTCGGGGCCTGGATGAGCGGATCACGGCAGGTGCTCAGGTCCACCGCCGCCACCGTCAGCGCGCTGGCGTCGCGCGCCGGGTTGCGCAGTTCCCAGCCGGCCGGGTCGCCGGTCTGGTCAGCGGATTCATCCGCCCCGGCCACATCCAGCAGCAGGACGTACACCTCGCCGGGCAGCGGCGCGTCCAGCGGGGCGTGCTCGCCCTGCAGGCGCGCGATGCGTTCAGGCGGAAACAGGCCACCTTCGCCGTCGATCTCTTCGCTGTAATACTGGGTGCGCACCAGCGGATGGCTACGCCCCAGGCGCGCCGTCTGTTCGGCCACAAAGTGCCCGTATTTCGGCACTTCGGCGGCTACCCGCTCCGCGTCCGCCAGAAAAACCCGCCGGCGGCCGTCCTGCGCTTCCAGCCGGCGCGCTGTGCGCAGTTCGCGCGCCAGCAGGGTCCGGCTGGTCCAGGCGGTGCCCCAGAACACGCGCGTGGCGTTGGTCGCGGCCGCCATCGGCAGCACGTCCTTATCGAATTTGGCCGTTTCCACGTCCTGCGCTTCGTCCACCTCCAGCAGGGCCGAGGCGGTCGCCCCGACGATATTGGATTCCGGCGCGGCGCTCAGGAAAAAGATGCGCGCCTGCCCCAGGCGGAAAATATAGCCGGACTCTTTGCGCCAGTCCCCGCGCGCCAGCGGATTCTTTTTAAGCACCCGCTCCAAACGGCGCATGGCGTTGATCGACTGCGGCCGCCAGGTCGGCGAAACCTTGACGATCTCGGCGTCAATCTCGCGCAGGTAGGTCAGCAGATAGGATTCAAGCTGCGCCTGCACCTCGTTTTTGCCCGACTGGCGCGGGAAGATCACCACAAGACTCAGGCCGCGCTTGTGGATGACCGAATCGGCCACCGCCTGCATCACCTCGGCCTGGTAAGCGCGCAGGCGAATGCCTCCGCAGGCGGCGCAGAAAGCCGCCGGGTCACGCAGCAGGCCGCCCAATGGAGTGACCAGACTTTCATCAACCATGCATTTTCCTCCCTTTTCAGCTTCAAAAAATCTCCGGGCGGGGGTCCAGGGGGCCGCCGGCGCGGGGTGCTTTGGGTGCGCCCGGCGGCAAATGCGTTCAGCCTCCCTGCGGCCGCTCCGCCCGGGTCAGGTGCCGCGCGGGCTTAGCTCAGCCCGGAAATGAGCACCGAATCGACGCCTTTTTCTTCGGTGTCGAGGCGGATCTCCTCCAATGCGGCGCGGATGTAGTCGGCGGTGGTCTCCGTGGCGCACAAATCGCGCTGCGCCTTGAGCAGATTGGCCAGGCTGGCGCTGGCGCGCGAGATGGTGTTCAGTGTGGAGAGCACCGTATCCAGCGAGACGTCCTGGGCGGCCAGTTCCTGCGCGTCGCGAATCAGCTTGCGCACCGCCTCGATCTCGCTGGCCAGGTCGCTGGTCCGCGCCGGCGCCCGCCGGCGCGCGCGGCGTGCGGCCTTGGGCAATTCCTCCGGCATACCTCCTCCTTTCTGAATAGAAATTATTTTCTATTCACGAACAGTATGCCAAGAACCACGGTGCAAAACAACCTGTCAATGCGTGCAATTTTCCGCTACTTCTTTTGCACCGCGCTGCCTGAATCCCCTGGTTAAAGGCGGCGCGTTTCAGCGGCTTAAATCGCGCGGCTGCGGTTAAAATAGATTCATGAAGACCCCCTCCGGCCGGCCGCACCTCACCCCGCGCTGGCGCGCTGCCTTGAGTTTCGCCGCCGCCGCCGCGGCTTTGCTGGCCGGCGCGCTGCTGCTGCTCAATTACCTGGTTGCGCGTCCGGATATCCCCGCCGGGACGCTGCTTTCGCTCGTCTTTTTGCTGGCGCTGGTGGTCTTGGGCTTCAGCCTGGGCGCGCTTGGCTACGTTCTGCGCGCATCCGCCAGCGGACAGGCCCGCAGCAGCCTCTGGATCACTCTCGGGCTGGCCTACGGGCTGCCGCTGCTGGTTTTCATCGTCCTCAGCGCCGCGCTGCGCCTGGGCCGGCTGGCTTTTCCTGACCCGGTGCGCCAGTTCCTGTCGCTGCAGGGCTGGTTCCCCGGCCAGCCGTGGATGTTCATCTGGCAGGCGCTGATTCTGGCCTTTGCCGGCGCCCCGCTCGAACCCGCCTCGCTGCACAGCCGCCTGCGCGTCACCATCAACGGGCTGCTCGGCGGCCTTTTCCTCGGGCTGGCGGCGGCCTTCGTGTACAGCTTGCAAAGCGGGCTGCTCGCCAGCGCGCTGTCTCACAGCCCGGCCGGCGTGGAATTGCCGGCCGTC